ATTCTCGGAATACAAGCGTAGTATCTCAAGTTCGTACCAATGCAGAATCTTTAATGAGTTATTGAGTTTAACAGTTATCTCATCGGTTTGGATGGTATCACTTACATCAGGTGCATCATGCTTCTCTGTCCATTCCGTAAACACCTTACGGAACTTATTGAAGAAAGTTGACCTATCCGATTTTATCATGGATAGCATTGTGCGGACCAAGTAAAACTTTAAGAATCCTCCGTTGTGCATTGACATAAACTTTACCTCATCCATCTCACAAAGCACCATAAACATCTCCTGCCTCAAATCATCCTGCAATTCAAAAGGTTGCATCTTTTTGATGGCATTGTCTATATCCTTGTCTGTGTATAGACCTGCTATGATATCGTTCTTTGTTAAACCCATTCGTTAAGTTCAGGGATGCCTTTGTTATCTGTTGCAAGGTAGCACAAACAACCTGCATTTTTTGCCCGATTGAGAAAAACTATCTGATAATCACTAAGTTTATCCGCAATAGTTTTAACCTCGCAATAAACCGCTTTGCCAGTTGCCTTGTGAAAACCTATAATATCCGCAACCCCTCTCTCACCTATGAACTTCCTCCCTGGGATGCTGAGATTGTTGTTTCGCCAAACATAGCACCCAAGTCCTTCTAACTTGATTAATGCAAACTTTGTTATCATTCCGGCAGTAAGGTCCATTATCCTTTGTTTATTATGTTTGTGAAGTAATCAGCAACCGCCATCCGGTAACATTGCCTTTCAATGTAGTCCTCATCTTTTATGGCATTTTTTAAATCAACCTTATTTTGATGGTTTCCTTCAAACATTTTCTTGGTCATTTCCTCAATTACCTTTTCATAAGTTTCAGTAGGTGTTACAATGATTTTACCTCTTTTATGCAGGATATGGAACACATCAACCCCGAAAACAATGTTATCCCATTGCCTGAACTTTTTAAAGCAATCAAAAGCAGTTTCTATCTTTTCATCATCTGTGATAAATCTTGGTTGCCATTTGCTTTCTGCGACTGGTTTAATCTCATTTAGTTTTTGCATCCCATACCGAGCAAAGGACCTGAGAAGTCTATGGAGGTAAAGCATTGAAAAGTTTTGGTAGGTTTCTGCCTCTATGTCAAGTTTACCTTTTGCTGCTAAGTCAAAAGCAAGGTTAATTTCTCCGACTTTTATATTAGGATATTCTTCCATTACAGACTTATACATAAGCAATAGGTCTGCATTGTTCGGCATTTTATCACCTTTAACCCCAAGTTTCTGCATACCGTTTACAAGTTCATCTATAACCAACCCAGTGCTTAATGATGATATCGGCTGAGATGTCCTTGATAGTTTAAACCTTTCAAGGTCTAATTCCTCTGAGTTGGTCAATCTGCTCTGCGTACTTATGGAGTTCTGCTCTGCGTTCAGCGTAGATGTCAGAACTTGATTTAGTGGTAACATTTTTATTAAATTTTTTATCGTTTCTAATCCAGTTTCTAATTGCGGATTTATAATCCTTCATTTTGTTTTTACCTACCATCCATCCGTTGGATGTATAGAAGTCAAAGAAAGGTTCTGCAAGGTCAGGTCTTTCCTTTTCAAAAAAGTAATCCTCAACCATTTCCATCGTAGGTACTATATTATTAATCTTATTATTAATATTACTATTAATCTTTATATTATCTTTTAGGTTTTCAATGGGAGGTATATTGGAATTCAATGGGAGGGTATCATAGTTTTCAATTATAGGTATATTGTTTTCCAATGGGAAGTACTTATCCAATACTAAAGTTAAAATCCTTTGCTCAACTTGTTTTTTATCATTTCTGTAAATAATCCTTCCAATGTACCCTTTCTTCTCAAGGTCAGATATTAACTGACTTGCAGTTATTTTGCTTATATCTAAGCATTCTGCTAAGTAATCATTTGAAGCAAAACAGTAACCTTTTAGGTTAGATAGGCTTGATATTAACCCAATTAATAACTTTTGAGTGCTATTAATATCCTTGCTCATTAAGTACCTGCAAGGTATAACTGCTGCCCAGTTATGGTTTTCTTTCATAAAAAATAAAAAGGGAAACCAGGTGTAGTGTGTTTACCCGATTCCCCATTTACGTTTGTACATACAAACAAGCATCTGCACACTACCTCAAATGCTTGTTTACTTTGCGAAGATACAAAATTATTCATTATTCGCATCTTTTTTCTTTACTCTAACCGCATAGGTTTTGCCATCCAATCTACTAACGACCTTCCTTCCTACCTGCCTCAAGTCTGATATCTTGTTAGGAGGATAACCCATAAAGTTGCAAACGCACTTACCGGACCGATAAGTTACCGCTTTTTTTCTCCTTTCTTCAATATCTTCAATGGATAAGTCATAAACCAAGTACTCAACCGCATTCTCTAAATGATATGTTATATCCTTCAAAACCTCGTTTTTAATAGTGATAAGATAGTCGCACCAATATAAAAGCAGATTGCCAATGGTACTGAAAAAACAAAAAAGTAAACAATTTTGATTAGTTTCATTTTACTTTATTAATCTGATTAAAGGAATCAAAACCATTTCTGACCTATGACCATCACCTCCACTTTTAATCAATCCTTCCTTGAAGCATCCCCTTGCAATCCGCTTTAACTGATTGACCTCAATAAATATGATTGTCTTGTTCTGATTTAAAACAAATGCCCAGTAGTCTGCTTCAGTTGTACTAATACCTGAAAGTTTACCACTGCATCTAAACTCTACCGCAATGTTTCCAGTTAGGTGTGCCATCCTATCTGTTTTGACTTCTACCTTTTCCCCTCCATTCAGAAGGGATAAGGCAAGGGTTTCACCGCCGTTACCAAAGCGAAGGTCTATGTCAAAGTTTCTTTCTATGTGTCCTACTAACATAAAGGATAGGTTAAGGGTGAGGTCGTTAAACCCCACCCGTTAAGATTAAAATGGTAGGTCTTGAATATCCTCTTTAGGTGCAGAACCTCCTGACATAAACTTGGCATTGCCTAAGATAGTACCCTTCTGCCCTGCTTCCCTTTCCTCTTTAGTGATGGATTCAACTATAAACCCATTGTTACCGTATTGGTCCACTTCTTCTTTGAGAAATAATGTCGCAGATAGGTACTGTCCTTTTTTACCCTTGTAAAGTCTTTTTGCGTTGATTTTACTTACATCAATTGAAAGGCTGATTAATTTTTGCATATTTGTTTTATTTACTGAGTTGAATTTTGAATGTGGAAGATGCCGACTTGATAGGTAAATCCCCCTTATGGTAGGTTCTTTCCTTGTCCTCAATCTCCTTTTGCTTTTCCTTTAGGACCTTGATTTGTTCTTCAAGTTCTAACCACCCTGGGAGGTCAGAATAATCGTACTTGATAGTTACCATTTCGGAAACAGTTGCCCCAAGTATATCTGCCTTACCTTTAGGATGCTTGGTAAGTTCTGTCAAAACATTGTCCTTTATTCGGGATTTAACCGAGTTGGCAAGTTGTTCTATACAATTGAACTTTATGGCAACATCCAAAGGGTCAAGCAATCCATCGTTTATCTGCTCTTGGATGCTATCTGCAAGGAGTTCAATGCCGAACTTAGTGGGGGCAATATCCCCCACCTTTAGTTCATTAACCTTTAAGAAGTTCTGACTTTCTATGTTTGAGTTCATCTTTGACAAATTTATTGGTTTCAATCTTGTGTTTATTGCTATCGTAAATCCCTTTGAGTTCTGCGATGGTTTCAGCTTTCTTTATGGAAATCATAAGTCTGCCAATGCTCAACTGCTCATCTTCCTCAATAACCTCTACCGCTTCCACTTCCATCTGAGGCAATGCTTCTACCATTGTGTTTAATGCCACTGTGGTTGCATTAGGGATTGATTCTGCCTCTGATTCATCCAAAACACCCAATCCCAAGAGGTCAAGGGTTGCCCTCCGTTTTGCCTTTGTTTCTGCCTTCATAATGGCATTAGCATAAGCCTCACCTTTTAATCCTGCAATGTTTACCGCCCCAATGGATTCCGTACACCTGCCATCAGGAAGGGATGCCTTTGAAGTTACAATGTAAACACCTGCTTCTTGGTTAGTATCTCTTGAGGTAATCAAGTGAGATACTTTGTGCAACTTATTTAATTGCTGAGTACCACTTCTTGTACAATAGAGAACCTCTTTACCATTAAGTCTAAGGATGTCAAAAGGTTTGGTAAATGGGTCAAGTCCCATCCTTTCGCAATACCCGTTATAATACCTTACTTTGTCCCCTGCCGACAACTTGCTCAAGTCCCCCTGAAGTATCAGTTGGTTCGCAATGGATGTCTGTTGATTCTGATTCTGTTGATTCATTTTGTTGTGATTTTATGTGATAAGGAAATGGTTTCTCTATTCGGAAAGGTGAGCAATTTTGCATCATTGATTTTTGAGTAATAAATATTTCCCAGTCTTTGATGGATTTCAACCCATAAAAATAATACCATTGATGCCTTTGCCTTTCTATTGATTCGTGACATCTTAAAGGATAAGCAGTTGCTCTAACTTCTCCCCTTACCTCTAAGGTCATTTCAATTCGGTCATAGTACATAATCCTCTGTGTTTTCTACCAATTCGGAATATTTGTCTATACACCTTTGCTCTACCAAGTCATAAACATCACGCTTAAATTCGGGTTTCAGGTTAAAGACATACCAACCTGGGAAGTTAATGTACCTAACATTGATTTCCCAAGTATCATCCTTGATTGAAACGAAAGCACCTGCGGTGCAAGGAAGGTCAACATTTGCGTTAAACCATTCTTTTGGCATTGTAACATTTGCGGTAACGTAGGTCATGTGATTTGATTTAAGTTAAAGTTAAGAAATTTTGTTTAAAGTTTCAAATAAAAGTTGCATTGTTTGCAGTCTTACCTTACCAGTCTTTTCTGCTCGGTTAATGGTTGCAAGACTAATGCCTGAGATAGATGCTAACTTCTCTTGGGTTACATCCTTTGCCCTTCTGATTTTTCTGAGTTCTTCTTTAGTCATTGTTTGGTTTTTGATTATTGTTAGTGTAATTATTTAAGTCTACATCCGGCATTATTATTGACCTAACCCATCCCATTGCTCTGAACTGCTCAACGCTTGTTGATAGGTAGTGGACTGCTTCGCCTGAATATATCATGGCATCAATTAACTCGCCAAGAAGTTTGTGTCTTTCGTAGGTGTTTAAATCACCCCATTTAGGTAGTTGTTTCATGTGATTAAATTCTTGTTTTTATAAAATTATATTTTACTTCTTCCAACTGTTCATGAGTAAACTCAAACAATTCAAAGATATGTGAGTAGAAATCTTCAAAATATTCTGATTGAATAAACTTAACTCTTAAATCTTCTGTATCTTTTATGGATTTAAGAAGCATATTCCTTGATTTTTTTGTGATGTCAATTTTTTGCATTGTGATTTGTTTTAGATGCTATCTGCAAAGCAGATAACAAGTGATAAAATAATGATTGCGATGATTTGAACTGTTGACTTTTTCATGTGATTTGTTTTGATTATTTACCAAAAGTAAACCTTTATTTCATATAAACAATACTTTTTTAATCTTTTTTAAAATATTTTTTTGCAGTTACCCCCAATAAAAACCCCCAGTATAGAGATACCAGGGGTTCAAATCACATTAAAACTTTAAAAATCAACAGTCTATGTCACTATTAAATAGCGTTTGGTGCATAGATTTCACCGAAAATTCAAGCATTTCAAAACAAAGTTTCTTTAGTTCCTCCACCCTTCTGACCTCAGATTTGGTCATTGGGTTAGCAGATTCAAGCATACTAAGTACCTCAACTGCGGAAGATATGTACTCAGGATATGTATATCCGACTTCTTCCTCTATTTCCTCAACCTCATCCCCTTCGCCTAAAACAAGGTCTTGTTCCATAGTTAAAGGATTTTGCCTTGATGGATTCTTTTATTCCTTACCTCAAAGTTCTGCCCATCAATATCTACTATTGCGAAACCATGATTCCATTTGTTAATTGGTAGGTATGCCGGATGCAGTTCACATAGGCAACCAAGTGACCAAGTTGTAGTTAGTTCACCATTCATATTGCTTTCAGAATGTTCTGAAGTCTGATGGTTATGACCTTGCATAGCACTTACCTTTCCACGCAAAAATAGTCCCCTGGCGATGTTTACCGGACTAAATACTGAACCTCCAAATTCGTGACCATGAATGATATTCAAATCACCTGCTTTCATTATACGCTTATCCTTTATAATCTCAATACCTTCTGCCCTTGCTTTGAGAATATTCTCAATCTCAAATTCCTCAACCCCGACAAGTTCATGTGCTTTCATCCAAAGGAAATGCTCATACCTTTCACAATGGTTTCCCATCTTGTAATAGATTTTAGCATTGAAAGTGTTTTTAAGTATTGTCATGAAGTCTTTAAATATTGCCAGTTCACTTGCAATAGACCTTTTTTTAGGGTCTTTCATAAACCTACTCAACCCAAAGAAATCAAGTGTATCTCCATTCAAAAGGATGGCATCAGGCTTTTCTCTTTTCGCAAAATCAAAAGCACAAGTCAATGCTTCTATGTTATGGTATGGAATATGAATGTCGGAAAGAACTAACAAACGCTTCGCTTTTAGGTCATAAGGTTCATATATTGCCTCATCCGATGCGGGTAAATTGTATGGATTTTTAGGTCTTTCAGGCATATCAATACTTTTTATTATTCTTTTTGGGTTACCCATTTTATGCTCAATTGCTCTTAATGCAGTCCTTGCATGGTCAACTCCACTAAAAAACAAAGGATTATCTTTGTACATAATCCTTGCAAGTTTCAGTGTAGGCATTTCATTGCCATACTTCTCACGATATTCTCTTGCTACGTTTACTTTTTTCATTGAAAGTAAAGGTTTGCTTCTGCTTCCCTTCTCCTTGTAAGACCTGCAAGTACCTTGCCACCTGCCCTATTCCACTTCATAAACTCTGCCCTGATGGTTGGGTCATTGGGGTTTACATTTACCTTTTTTAGTAGGGTTGACTTTTGTAAGTTAACCACTCCGCAATTATATGCAAATGAAACTAAAGAACCGAATTGATTTGGTGTAACATTTGAGGTAACTAATTTAGCAACTTTACTTGCAAACTCATCAGCAATCAATGCAAACATTTTCTCTGCCTTATCTTGGGTAATTGCATCTCCTATCTTTACGGGTGTACCATCCTCAAAGAAGGTGTTCCCGTACCCGATTGTCCACTTTTTAGCACTGCACTGGTACGCTTTTAACTTGCACCCTTCAAAGGATTTAATCAAATCTGCACCTGCTTTATTTAAGGTCATAGTTTAGATTTTATATAAAAGTATGCACCAATCATTCCAATCAATAGAAATATCCACAATTGCCTCCTTTTTGCCTTTCCTTCCCATTCGTTCAACTCATAGGTTAAACGTGCTGAATCAGCTTGTAATAACCTCACACGGGCATTGTCAACAATGTAAGACTTCAAGGTATCGTGAATGGTAACTGATTTGATTATATCCCTTGTTTTCCATTTAGTGATATAAACAGAATCGTTTATTATTTGCGTATCTGTTTGCGTATCTATTCGTACCAATGTGTCTACATCAATGATGGTATCAGATTTAACAATAAAGGTAGTATCATTCGCACACCACCCTCCTTTAACTACAACCTTTGCAACTTCTTCAAGTTTCTCTTGGTCACGCAAAACCTGCTTGACTGGGTTGCAACCAATGAGCAAAAG